GCATCAATACCACCTGTAATTAATGGAGATGTAAACTGTGTAGTAGTAGTTTGAAAAGGTCCGGGTACAGCAACATTATCAATAATTGCATTGGTTAATGTTTGAATGTATCTAATAGCATCAATGTGTGCAGGACGTTGGTCTAGTCCGCCTGTGATAGCAGGGTCTAGTAAATTGACTCCGTTTATACCTGTAGGGTTAGGGGCCTCAACGCTGTTCAATACTGTGTAGTAGGCATTTCCACAGAAATAAACATTAAAGGAATTATCGTTATCAGGTTGACTTGCACCATTTGTTAATGCTTTATTAAGTGTTACACTCTTATATCCGATGTCAGTTACTATAGTTCCTGTATCTACATACAGTGTTGCATTAGTTCCAGTATATGTGAACCCGTATTGATCTCTTGCATACACAGAATTACCTATAGCAATGCCATCTGTATCGATATCAGTAATTACAATACTGCCTGTGTTAAGTGTGGCAGTATTAGCAATAGCATTTAAAAATCCAGGTAGTTCTTGTTCGTTTTTATGACCTTCAGGAGGTACAATTTCCATTACAAGACTAATGTGAGGTCTATCATCTATGTCTGGTGTAAACACCATGACGCTAGCATCACCTGGCCAAAAACCGTAAGGGTAATATTGATCTAATGATGGATCTCTGTTACCATTAGTTTTATTAAATGCCTTAAACGGCGGATTATATAGAGTCCCTGAAAACTTACGTCTGCCAAATCCTTTTGCTAACAAACAGATATCACCGAAGTTAGCGTTACTGTTAACGATTGAAGCGATACCACCATTGTCCACCTGAACACCTGTGCTGGCAAAAATTGTAAACACCGAAACTAATTGTGCGTAACCGTTGTTTGTAATTCTTACACCTCTACCGCCCTGTGTTAACTGTGTAAACGCATCATAAACAAAAGATTGAATAGGACTACGGTCACTAACTACAGCGCCATCAACAAGACTACCTCCCATACCGCCTATAGGATCTACTTTACGACTATTCCATGTAGAAGCATTACCTGTGTATTCTATACTAAGTTCTTCTACTTCTGCGTCTGTCTTAGGGAAAGGTGCAGTACTACCGAAATATAATGTTGCATTATACCCGAAGCCAATTGTAGCCGAATTCAACCCTATAACATATTCGTTAGGATTGGCGGTGGGATTTACAGCAGTCACTAGGAATGTTTCTTTTGTGTCTAGTTTGTTAATACCTGTTAATGATTGTAGCCCGCCACCTTCATAAATTTCAGGAGCATAAGCATGACCGTTGGCAATAATATTATTAATAATAAAGAAATTACGCTTGATTGCTTCTTGCGGACCGTATTCTTCACCGTACTGGAAGAAAGGATTTATTACCTGTGTTAATAGAGTATTAGCCTGTGTACTAGTTGTCTGATTTGCTGCTATCCACAAACATTTTTCTTTCATGTATTCGATAGCCATAGTGGTTGTTGTAACTTCACCTGCTATAACATTATATCCGTTGGTCCAGTATGCTAATCCTGCTTCAACTGATTTTTGATTTCCGCCTAATAAAATATCCTGGCTAACAGCATCTAGCATTAGTCCTATATCTCTATAACACTTTTCTTCGTCGTAATTAAAAGTTCCTGGATTAAAAATTTCGTCAATATAAGCAATCACTTCTTCTTGTAAGAATCTCTTATTTGCATAGATAATATTAAATGCTTTTTCTACTTCTGCACTGCCTGAAAGTGTAAATGCTATAGGTTCTCCAGGCACACTGCTAGGTCCGGTAGAAATAATATTTGTAATGGTACTGATTGCATCGTCGATAAATGTATCTACGCTAGAATCTGCTGCGGGCCATGACAAGTCTTGAATATACTTCTTTTGTCTAGGTGTTATAGCGATGTTCTTAACAACATCTTTAGTAATATCTCTTAGATAGTTAAAGGCATCGACTGTTTGTGTAATCTCATTATAGATGTTTGTTGTCCCCGGATCCACATCGTAATAATATAACCCTGCCTGCACACTCTGTCTATTACCACCGTACAATAAATCAAAACTAATAGCATCAACCATGTAACCTACATCACGATAGCATTTAGAATCATCGTAGACAAATCCTACATTTGTAGCAGTAACATACGCATTAATTTCTGCTGCTAGGTATCCTTTATTCAACTGTAAATTGTTTACAGCATTTTGAACTGCTAACAATTGACTAGAACTTGTGCTATTGCTTACAATCTTATCAGTCCAGCCTGCTCCACCGTTAGCGATAATATCAATTATTTCGTCAAATCTTGTTTCTATAATAGCAACTTCTGCTGCTGTTGCTGCTTGGTATGTAGAAGTATCCTGTATAGTAAATGTTTGATATCTGTTTATCAAATCGTCTGTAGGAGTAATATTTTTAATTATTTTGACAGCAGTTTCTTTCAGATATTCAATAGCACTAGTTGTAGTAGATATTTCTCCGGGAATAACTGTAGCGTTTAGTTTCCAATATTGATTACCAGCAAATGTACTTTGACTCCATCCTGCTGTAGGAAACTTCATGTCAAATGCCATGCTATCAATAATTAAACCGGTATCGCGTCGACACTTGCGTTCACTGTAACTGAAATACCCAGGATACATAGCAGGTAGCAGTTCATAGTTAATGTAATTAATTGTATCTTCTTGAATGAATGCTCGATTCGCCTGTATTAAAATTTCTGCACTCACGAATGCAGCATCAGGACCTGTGCTCTTGTACATATCGGGAGCAGCATCAGTTCCGTTATTAATAATATCTGTTATAGTTCCGTATAAGGCATCATAACTAGCAGTAGAAATTTCTCCGCCTGTTAATACTACATTAATAACTTGTGCTGTACCAGTACCTGCCAGTAAGTCAGTCGCAGGTGTATTAACTACAACCTCATTAGTTAAACTGTTTAAATATTCTATAGCGGCTGTTGTCTGTAATTCTTGCCCTGCGATTAGACTAACCACGCCATCATAATAGGCCATACCGCTTTGAACAGCCTTTTCATTTCCTCCGAAAGCCGCATCATATGCTACATTCTCTACAAGTATGCCCACATCACGTTTACATTTTTCCTGATTATAATCAAACTGATACCATATACTCGAAGGATCACCAGACGCAGCCACAACGTTATCATTAATATATCTAACTACCTGCTCTTGAAGGAACGGTTTATTTGCCAACAGCAATGTTCTAGCGTTGAAAAATCCAGGATTTTGATTACCAGGATTGATAGCCATGCCTGCTAATACAGTTCCTGAACTTACTGTCACGGTAATTGTTGTTACACCTTTAGCCCATGTACCTGTACCTACTGCTACAGGAACTTGAACAGTCTGGTTAGGAACAAACCATGTTCCGTCTTTTAACCAAGGACCACTTAGGTTAGTACAGTTTTGAATGTAGGGACTGTGGTATACATCAATCTTTTCGCCTTCAGGCAATGGTGGAAATGCTGTACAAAACGCACCTCTATTGTATTCATCTGCATATGGTCCTGGAAGCAGTCCTGACCTACCGTTGCAAAACTGCATAAATGCTAGATAACATCCGCTATCTACATGAAATAAATCCTGTGTTTTATTAATAGGCTCTATACTTGTTGTTCTAATATCCGAACCCATTACACTTGTATAAGGTTTCATCCTTATAGGATTATCTTCTAAATAATGCCCTGCTGATACTCTAATCTGCGTACCTGGAGTATAGTAAGGACTTTTAACAGCACCTGATATAGTTCTACATGCTCTACTAGGATCCATAGCACGGCCGTCATTAGTGTCGTTGCCATCCATAGTAACATAAAGAGTATTTGTTACAACAGGAGCAGTTCCTATAGGATTCTGACCAAGTACTCTAATATCACCTTGTATTTCAGTTACACCTAAACCAGGTAAGTTAGTACCTGGAGCAATAGTAATATCAGTGTTTGTATTTGTGATTATTTTACTATAGATCTTTTCAAGCCAGGCTTCTTGCCATCTATATTCATCTTGACCTATTTTGAATAAATTATCTACTGTAGGTAAATGATCTCCTGAAATAATTGTACCCGAAGTCTCATTACCACCTACAAATAAGTCATTACCTATAAATGTATCTTTAGCGATAGCAGCACCGCCCTTAACATCTAAAGGTGCTAGAATCGAAGGCCATGAACCTGTAGCATTCGTGTCGTCATTAACACGAACATTATCTACCATTAATAATCCGGTGAACGGATTATACCTTAAGCCCGGGTATGTGGTATTGTCGCCTAATTCGTCACCGTAAAGATAACGCCCTTGTACCGGTGAATCACTTAATTCTTCGACAAACGTAATATAGTAGGATTGGTCAAAATTCGTTGCAGATACAACTAGTCTCTGACTTGTATTAGCCTCTGTAATTCTACCGTAGATCCAACCGCCTACATTTAGATCCTTCTGTATACCTACACCGCCAGGAATAAAAACAGATCCTTCTTTGCGTCTAGCATTCGCTTTTTCTATTCTTTCTGCCGGAGATCCTGTTTCATACTCATCGCCCCAAATATCGTTAGGGTCGTAAGGGATTTCAAAAGGATTTCCTACATTTTTACTATCGCCAGGTATTAAGGCACCTATATACACCTGTCCTTGTCCAGGCGGTGTTCCGCTTCCTCCGATAATAATTTCAACATTACCGCCAGGCGCACCTATGGTCTGTTTATTATTACCTTGATTAGGATTAATATTTTTTGTGCCGGAAATTCTAGCCATATCTGTTCCTTTAGACTATTTATTAAATTACAGTATTCGCATTTCAACTGAGTCAATAAACATAGGACTAGAATGCGGCCAACTAGGGTGTGCTTTAAACCTTAATAAAACGCCGAAACTATTGTTAGAAACATCTGTAAAATTTAACTCTGTATTCCATAAGTCTGCTTGTCCGCCGTATACTTTTGTTACATGTATAGGTAGTGAAGCATGATTAGTTCCTACTTCTTCGTCGTTCAAGATTAGTTGTATGGTATCGTCTACAACTCTACCATAACGCTGTGCAGTAATTCTTAATTCTATTCCTGATATAGACTCAGGTAAGTTAGAAAAATTGAATCCTGTTAATTTTAAATAGTACGTTTTATTTTTTATGTCAGGCTTAGGGCTACGGGCAATATGATATAATACTTTGTTTAACTGTAATTGCCTGCCATCTTTGTTTTTTAATTCTTCAAAATTATTATTGTCATTCCAAGATACATGTGCTTCTTCTGCACCAGGTTCTGCGTATTGTGTAAAAATTGAAGGAAATGTCCATTCTGTAGCCATATCAGTATTTACCTAAAATAAAAAAGGGCTCTATATGAGCCCTTTTGACTGAGTGCTAGTCTATTAAGCGTTAGTTAATGATACAACACCTGAACTTGCTGAACCCAATGTCCAACCTGCTCTGCTGCCACTAGCAAACAAATAACTGCCACTCATTGAGCGTTGTGTAAGAATTGCTCTGCGTGCAGTTAACTTTGTTACCCAATATGTACTACCATTAGTATCTGTGGCAACAATATACATTTGACCTGCTGATGGTGAGTTACTAGCAACTAATTTACATTGACCTATACCGTCTGCTGTCCTAACAAGATAGCGTGTGCTAGCTTCTTGTTTTAAAATGTCAGCAATCTTAGCACTTACACCACCGTCTTTTGCTAATAGATACGCTGTAACTGTAATAGCATTCTGACGATTTGTTGTCATTGTAATTGTAAATGTTGCAGTTGTTCCTGTTGTTCCACCTGTAACAGTAGCAGTAGGTGTGCTTGTATAGCCACTACCGCCATCTGTAAGAGTAACTGTCGCCACATTACCTAAGTTATTAGTTGTAACACTACCGCTAGCAGTTTGACCACCTGGAATCTGCGGTGCTGTAAATGTTAAACTAATACTTGTACTTGTTGAATACAATGTACCTGTATTATTTTTTGCAATGGTATTAACTGATTCACCACCAACACCTTCACCGGTGATAGCAATATTTGTATTACCAAAAAACTTTTTCTTAATCGGACGTCCCATTTGTTTTTCTCCTTTGTTGACGTTCAAGGCCTACGCGGTGGGTCCCGCATAATATGTAGACCGTATATTTAACAAAAAACCCGCCTAAGCGGGTTTCTTGTATCTCCTTGAAAGCAACCTTTCTAATTACTTGAAACTTACGTTTGCTGTAGTAATAGAAACTTTACCTAGGTAGTCAGCAGCGTTACCAAGTGAGCTAGCTGTGTTTGTTAGCTCAACATATCCGTAACGTGTTAAGAAGCCAACTACTGGCTCAAATGTTGCTGGATCTAGAACAACTCCAGAACTCATTAGAGGAATATATGGGCAATAGAACGCAGCAGCATCTGCTTCGCTTGTTCCCTTATAACCTACAAGAATCTGGTTATCATTCTGTGCTGTTGTGTCAGGCATATATGCATCTACATAAACACGCATTGCACCATTTAGAGTACCAACAAACTTAGTATTTGTAGGTGCTTCAAATGTGCCTTCTGTTGTGCGAGCAAACGCACTAGTTGTTGCGCTCTGTAGAATTGTTAGAGCCTGGTTAGAAACAACTGCCCAGTTAGCAGCACCACGACGTGTGCGCTGAGCAATTAAGTTACTAACACGGTTGATTTGAATTGCTAGAGCAGCATGTTCATCACCAACGAATGTAGCAGTACCAGAAACTAATGACTGGTCATATGTTTCTTCTACTGTTGCTAGTCTACGTAGACTTGCTAGGATCTCTTGATCGATTTCAGCAGTAATTTCTTGTGCTAGAGCAGCCATAATTTCTGCTTCGATGTCAATACCTTGTTGTGCTTGAGCATCTTGAGCAGCCTCGAAGGTCCAGCGAGCGCTTAGTTTGCGGCTCTTGGCTTCTACGGTTTGCTTCAAGATTTGAATGCTCATACGCTTACCTGGTTGACCTTCTAGAATCGCTGTTGTTTGAGCAGCGGGTGTAGCGTCAACGTTGTTACCAGAATAAGCAGCAGCAATCTTGAATGGGCTTAGTGCTTCTTCACCTGCTACTACGTTGTTGCCATCATCAGCATAGCGAACACGTAGTGTATGGATCTGAGCAACAGGTCCTGTCATAGGTTGTACACCGATGATTTCGTTTGCAATAACTGTAGGCATTACACGACGAATTACAGGAAGAATAACACGGTTTAATGTTGCGATATTACCTGTACTTGTCGCGCCAGCAGTTGCGCTTTCAGCCAAATGTTTACGTGTGTTTTCTAGGCAAACAGCCATAGATTGACGACGGATACCAGATAGGCCTTCAAGCAGAGCTTCTTTGGTCTCTGACCATCTTTCATTTAATAGTTGTGACATTTTATTTTGTCTCCTTGAATTATTTTAGACCCGCCAACTTACGGATGTCTAATATATTATCTAAGCCTACCTCTGGCTTTGTTTCGCGATTCCCAGTAACTTCGGTTCCCTCAGTTAGAACAGCCTTGGCTGGCTTCTTGATGTTGCCGTCCATTACTGTTGGTAGGTACTTGTCAAAAGCAGATGAAAGTTTAGGAGTTTGTACACTCTCTAATAGTTCCTTCATCAACTCTTTCTTATCAGCACTTAAAGGTGCTAACAACTCGGCCATAACTTGTTTACGTTCCATTAAATCTTTTGTAACACGAATTTCGCGCTCTTTAGATTCTACAATGGTTTCTTTTTGGGCTATGGCATTTTTTGCTTCAGCAAGTTCTTTATCTTTCTTATTGATAATCTTTAACAGTTTTGCTGTTTCAGATTTTTCATTTAGGAAAGATGCTGAATATTCCTGTGCAAATGCTTCATAAATCTTGCGACCGAACGAATTGTTTCTAGCACTGTCAATGTCTTCTTTCAACTGAGTAATCTCACTTGTAAGTTTCTTAGTAACAGCATTTTCTACAACTTTCGCACCTTGCTTGATAAAATCAGCCTTGATTTCTTCAAACTTTGCCTTTGCTTCACGAACTAATTTGACCTTGGTCTCTGCTAGATCTTTCTTGTCAATGGCAAATTCTTGAATTTCTTTTGCTAGAGCATGTACAATAAACTGCTCTAACTTCTGAAAGTTCTCACTAACTTTCTTACGATCGTTCTGGAACTCAACTAACTCTTTACCTAGCTGCTTGATTACAAATCCCTCTAACACTTTAGAATCTTTAGCCATTCTAGCCTTGTAGGCTGCTTTGGCTTCTGCTAGAGATTTTTTGTCTTCGTGCAATTCGGCCATTTCAACGGCCAGTCTCTCGCTTAACATCTTGTCGATTGCCTCAACCATCAACCCTTTATCGTGTTGATACTTTTGCGCAAATTCTTCGCGAAGTTCAGCGGTCACTTGGTCGCGATTCTCTTGAATTTTAGCAGCAAGAGCACTTTGTAACTCAGACCCAACATCTTCTGATATTACACCACTCTCAACTAACTTTTTGAATGCGTCCAACATTTACTTTTCTCCTCGGGCTTATTTTAGACCTTTAATAACATTAAGGATTGCTTCCTTAAGATATTTCTGGGCCTTTGGATCTTCTTTTACTTCTTGTGCAACCTTAGTAGCACGATATCCGAAGCGTGTGTTCATGAGATGTTCATAAACAGGAGTAGGATATGCGCCAGGCGCACTGGGCTGAGCAACTATATCGACCGTTATAATCTCGAAATCAGACACATGGCCGTTCATGTCGTTAACATTGCCGCTACCACGAGAACTTACACCAAGTTTTACACCGCTCTCGAGCATGGTACGAACTAAGTTACCCATTGGAGTTGGAAGGATTTTCATCTTTCCATATCCGTTCGGACCCTCCATCCACAT